ACTAGTATTACAGTAGTTAATTTAGAAAATGTACAGTGGTCAAGTAGAAGCGTTCCTATAGGAGTTGATTCAGAAATTGATATTGCAACTCTCACGTTTACCATTCCAATTTATATTTCGCCGCCTACAAAAGTTAAGAAAATGGGCGTTATTACAAACATTATTACAAGTATGTTTGACGAACAAAGAGGAACAATAGAAGACGGCGTAAGTGCACCAGAAAACAATGCATATTCAGACTTTTTGCCAGGCATGACGGGTAACGATACAAACAGGAAAGCAGAGACTGCTGTAGCAAATGAAATGGCAAATGTCAATTATAAACAATATGGAGTTTATCTAAGTTCGGGTACTGCACAATTATACGGTAATGGTGTAATAGGTGTAAGAAACTGGGAAGAGATTTTCGAGGTATTACCGGGAACATATCAAGCAGATGTAAGTAGAATTTACTTTACTAATGCAGAAAATAGCAGTACTATAACTGGTACTTTTGCAATTAATCCGTTTGACGACAAAAAAATAGAAATTAATTTTGATACTGATAGTTTTCCTTCAGACACTATTATACAAGGCAGAACTACAATAGACTATATTATAAATCCTACTGGATTTAATCCAACAGATATCAAAGTTGCAGGGTTACGACTCTTGTTATTAGATGCAATAGGCACAGATCTAGATAATGTAGGCGCTAGTGCTTGGAAAAATTTAGACAACACTAACCTAGTTGCAGATATTAATGATATAGTAGAATGGGATGGAAGTAAATGGAGCATTGTTTTTGATGCAAGTGAAACTACCACAACCACCTATACAACAAATTTAAATACAAGTGTGCAATATAGATTTAAAGATGGAGAATGGTTATTGAGCATCGATGGTGATTATCCAATTGGCACATGGAGGATAGATCTAGCAGGATAATTATTAGTATGACAAAGATTACATGTAGTGGTGCATTATTTTATACACTCGATACTAATAGATTTTTATTTCTCCATAGAGCACACGGCAAAAGAAATAATTTATGGGGACTTGTAGGAGGCACCAACGAAGGACAAGAAACACCCTGGGAAGGACTACAACGAGAAATTGAGGAAGAATTAGGATTCTTACCAGAAATAAAAAAAACTTTACCTCTAGAAAGTTTTATTTCATCAGACAATAAATTTTATTTTCACACATACTTATGTGTAGTAAAAGAAGAATTTATTCCTAAATTAAATAATGAACACGACGGTTACGCATGGTGCTCGTTTACAAAATGGCCTAAACCGTTACATCATGGTTTACGTAATACCCTTCAAAGTAAAGTTAATTTATCTAAATTAGAAACAGTTTTCCAAACTATAAATTTACTTGACACATAATCTAAAATAAAGTATAATAAGAGTATGAAAGTCTTAGTTATTGGTGATGTTATTATTGACAAATATATCTATGGAACAAGCACACGCTTGAGTCCAGAAGCACCTGTTCCTGTAGTAAGTCAAGAACACATAGTAGAAACTGTAGGCGGTGCAGGACTAGTTTATGAAAATTTAAAAAGCCTAGGTGTTGATGTAACACTATACGAATATGATCAACCTAAAAGCGTCAAGACTCGTGTAATGTGCGATGGGCATTATGTTACTCGTATAGACAACGACTATCATGCAAATGGCGATAAAATACTAGATGATATTCTTAGTAAAGATTTTCAATGGTATAATTATGTTATACTAAGTGATTATGCTAAAGGTGTCTTAGACCAATCTTTAAAAATTATTGAGCATATAAACAAGCATGGATGCAAAGTAATTGTAGATCCTAAAACACACGCACATCATTACAAAGGTGCTTGGCTAGTTAAACCTAATGCTAAAGAATTCCAAGAATACTTTATAAACTGGCAAGGTAACATTATTACTACGCAAGCAAGCGATAATGTAATTGCTAAAATAGATAACCAAGTTTATGATATTCCTGTAGAGCCTGTTGAAGTGTCAGATGTTACAGGTGCAGGTGATTGCTTCTTGGCAGCGTTTGTATATGGGTTAACTAGAGGATATGGTTATAAAAAATCATTAGAACTAGCAGTTAAAGGATCTAGAAAAAGTGTTCAACAAGTTGGTACATATATTTTACAGCAAAAAGATCTAGAAGAACGTGTTATTTTTACCAACGGTGTGTTTGACATACTTCACAAAGGACATTTTGAATTACTAAATGAAGCACGTAGTTTAGGTGACAGACTCATAGTAGGTATTAATTCAGATGCTAGTGTAAAAAGATTAAAAGGCGAAACAAGACCAGTTAATGATGTAACTAAACGTATAGCGCAGTTAGAAATGTTACCTTGGATTGATGAAGTTGTAGTATTTGAACAAGATACTCCGTATGAATTAATTAAACAAATTAAACCGCACGTAATTGTAAAAGGCGGTGATTATACAGTAGAACAAGTTGTTGGCAATGATCTAGCAGAAGTACACCTAGTACAAACTGTTGAAGGATATTCTACCACAAAGATAATAGAGGCAGCCCTATGAAAATATTAGTAACAGGCTACAAGGGATTTATAGGTGCAAATGTAGCACAATATTTACAGTCACAAGGACACGAAGTAGAAGGATGGGACTATGTACCTAATGCTATTCCTGATCCTGAAGGATTTGATTGGGTCGTACATCTTGGTGCAAATAGCTCAACTACAGAGACTAATGTTGAACTAATTTTAGAACAAAATTTAGAAATGAGCACTAGACTTGTACAAGCCTGTGGCCATTTTGGTGTAAACTTACAGTACGCATCTAGTGCAAGTGTTTATGGTGACTGGCGTCCTACACATTTTAAGGAAGACGGTCCTTTATTACCTAAGTCGCCATATGCATGGTCAAAGTATTTGTTTGACAGATTTATAAATCAATACAAAGATGAATTTGATATTACTTTACAAGGATTTAGATACTTTAATGTATATGGACAGTATAACGAAAAACAAAAAGGTAATATGGCTAGCCCATTTACTAAATTTACACGTCAAGCACAAGAAAAAGGCTATATAGAATTATTTAGAGGTTCAGAAAATTATCTAAGAGATTTTGTCTGTGTTGAAGACGTGTGCCGTGTACACGAAAAAATGTTTGATGTTAAAGAATCAGGTATTTGGAATGTAGGCACAGGTCGTGCAGTAAGTTTTTATACTGTAGCAGACTGTATTTCATCTAAATACGGAGCAGCAATTAGTTTAATAGATATGCCAGAAAATTTAAAAGGTCAATACCAAGAATTTACCTGTGCAGATTTGACAAAGCTAAACAATACTATAGACATGGAATGGACTAATATAGAGGATTATATCAATGCAGCAGAATGAAAAACCTACTAGACTTGAAGGAGTAGTGCCAAAAGGATGGGGTTACGAATTAATTTGGGCCACTAATGAAAAATATTGTGGCAAGATCATGGTATTCGAAAAAGCTGGTGCAAAATTTTCAATGCATTTTCATAGAGAAAAAGAAGAAACATGGTTTGTAAATTCGGGCAAATTTAAAGTGCGGTGGATTGATACTGCAAACGCACAAATGCATGAAAAAGAATTAGCAGAAGGCGAAACATGGCATAATCCTCCTTTACAACCTCATCAACTAGAATGTTTAGTTGCAGGTTCTAGTATTACAGAAGTTAGTACAGCTGACAGCGTAGAAGACAATTATAGAGTTTTTCCAGGGGATAGTCAGAATGACAGTACCACAACCTAAAGTACTTTGGAGCAGCGATGTTTCTCAGATGGCACAGAATTTTGATAAAAAATGTGTTATTGGGTTAGATAGAGACGGTGTACTTAATATAGATCGCGGAACTTACACTGTAAAGCCAGAAGACTTTGAACCTATAAAAGGAAGTTTAGAAGCAGTTGCAAAACTACGACAACTAGGACACAAAATTGTTATCATAACAAATCAAGGTGGAATAGAACATGGTCTTTTTACAGAAGAAGATGTTGATAAATTACACAACTACATGTTTGAATTATTAGGAAAAGCAGGTTGTCCTAGTATAAATGCTCTTTACTACAGTGCAAGCAGTGCAAAAAATGATATGTACGCTAAACCTAATACTGGCATGTTTAAACGGTGTGAAAAAGAAAATCCTGATATAAAGTTTTCTAAAGGCTATTATGTAGGAGATAAAATTTCTGATTTAAAAGCAGCCTTAAAAATGAATTCTAAACCTATCCTAGTAAGAACAGGCTATGGCAAAGAAACAGAAAAACTATTGAACAAGAGATTTACATACAAGAAGATAAAAAAGGCTACAAGAGTTTTTGACGATCTTGCTGCCTTTGTAGACTGGTTAGAAGCACAAAATTAGGCCTGCGCTTCGCCCCAGTTTAGAATTACGTTTGCACTTGATGCTGCTCCGCTAACTTTATACACATTTACAGCTAACACGTCAGGACCATTTGGATATGTTCCGCGCCCGCCTAGTGGAGTATTTGTTAGTTCTTTCAATTCACTAAAGTCAACTGTTGCACGTTCACCTGGTTGAGCAATGAACGAGAAAATTGTTTCTCCAGGTTCTGCATATGGAGATTGTTGGAATGTAAATTCAACTGTTGTTGTTCCAGGAGTAATTGTTGCAGTGTATTGACTTGTAAATGTTACTTCATAATAATTTGTGCTAAAATATGTTTTTTCTTGGATAGTGTTTACCTGTGTGTTCGCCGAACTAAAATTATTATCAGTAGTTGTAGTTCCTGCTGTAATATTTGCTGATTCCCATGATGCTTCTTGGAATAATATTGTTGAAGTATTTGATGTTCTATATCTTCTTTCTACAGTTGCAGATGCATTAGAATTATTGTTACCTGAACCATCATTGTTAAGTTCTATCCATCTATAGTCTGTTCCATCATATTCAAATGGAAAGCCTATATCTCTAATTCTGGTACCTGATGGCAAGTTAGGATGACTTATTCTGTCACCAGTTTGTAATCCAGCTGCTGCATATGTTTGATAATTAGATTCAGTAAAATACACAAACTCTGAATTGTTCGAAATATATCTGTCGTTATCCCACGGCTGTGCTGCAAGTTGAACGTTTCCAGTCAAAAATGCTGAAGTAGTTGGAGTAACTGTACTAACTGTTGCGTCCTGTGTCCAAGCAATTGCACCACTTGATGCAATTTGAGCAAAACTTGGCTGGCCGCCTTGTGCTTGTCCACTTAGTGAAGACCATGATACATCATTTGGATCTTCAGGATAGTTTTGTGGATTTAAAATACCTTCAACAACAATACCACCATTAATAGGATTACCTGAGCCGTCAAAGCCGTCTGATGTAAGTTCTAAACTTTGAAGTAATAACTGAGCCCTGTTTAGTAGTTCTCGTTCACCTAAATCTCCTATTAGAGCATTGCTGACACTAGGTGACAGTCTTATCATAAATGCTGTTGCAGGAGTTGTACTTACTTCTAGTCCTGTTTCTGAGTAGGAGAAAATATAACCCCTATCTTCATCAAACCCGCCATCTGTTAAGAATGCAGAGCCCCAGTGGCTTATAAGTGGTGTAATAGTTTGTGATATTAGGACTACTCCAGTTCGATCAAGGTGACTTGCTGCCGGGCCTGCATCATAACTTCGTGTAGCACCTGCTTGGAAATTTGTAAATGTAGCTGATCTTGTGCATCCACCTAAAGTGTTTGTGCTTTTATCATTAGATGTAAATAGAATTATTTCATTATCAATATAGACATAGCCACTAGTTGGGAAGAAACTTGAATCTTCTAACACGATAGTTGTTTGACTTGCATCCATTGCTTCTGCTAGTTTACCTGGAGGCCCTTCGTTAGTAACTTCGTAGCGTACTGGCAAGTTACCTGAACGCATAAATGCTTCTGTGTTTACGTTTGAATTACGCATTCTGTGACAGAATACAAAATTACCATCTGAGCCACGCAACATAAAGTCAATAAAACCAGCACCATACCATGAATATTGAATACCGATCATTTGCATTTTAGCAATATCTATATCATAACCACTTGGACCTGTGCCATCTAATTTATCTAAATTAAAATCGCTTTGTTTAACTTTTTTATCAACGATTAAGTTTGCTTTAGCACCTGTAATATCTACTACGCCTCGCCAGTCTGGTGTAATAGTACATTCGGTTTGACTGTTTACATGAGATACTACGTGTGTCATACCTTTGATAATAATTCTATCTCCAGATTTAAGCTGATCTCTAAAACGTGTACTAGATCCTGTTATAAGATTGCTATCTACATCTAAAGAGATTGTACCAGCAAGCTGTCTTGTACCTGTACGTTGTACAACTGAAATTTGTGTTCCGTCAAATTCCCAGAAAATACCGTTTTGGTCATCAAAGATACCTGAGCGTACTGTTGCACCGTGCCAAGCTACAACACTCATTTGTGCGCCAAATCCTAGTACTGCATTTGTAGCACCTAATCTGCGTTGTGCTCTAACTTTAAATGTACGTTCGTCTACAACATCAACTACGTCATAATCAAATTCTGGCGGAACAGCAGTTTCTGGACCACTGTTATATCCTGGAGTTTCTACACCTAGTAGTCTTATACGCCCACCTACTTGCACACCATGATCGTTATCATCGCAAACAATTGTTATTAAACTTCCTACTTCAACATCTTCTGCTATAATACTTCGTAAGTCGTAACTTGGAGCAAATAGCGCACCAGTTGTATACATAATACCTTTACCTGACTGATAACGAATGTATTTTTTACTTTGACGAATTGCTTGCGCACTGTGCTGTGGACCACCTGTGCCAAGTTGCACACCACCATCATATGGTCTATGTACAAAGAAGCTATCTGGTCTTGGATAAACTTCACCATTAATTTGTGAAGTATCATCTATTGCACCTTCTGCTCTAGCTTGGAATCGTAGTTTATTAACAGCTGGTATTTCAGTTGCAAAAAAACTTCCTGCTAGTAAATCATGATTATTAACTCCGTTGTCTGTGTTTGTGTTTACAATAAATGTATCTCCTGGAACTAAGCCGTGGGCATTAGGGAAAGCCACTTCTAAAGTTGCCAATGCTCCAAAAGTTAAAGTACTAGCTGATGCCAATGGAGAGACTGTAGTTTCTGTAAGTGTAAATGTGCTTATGAGATCTAAATTGTCGCCTAAGGCAGCAGTTACATAAGATTCAACAACACCTGAAATTACGCCTCCAGGTGCTGACGTTACTCTAAGTATTAGGTCATTTTCAGGAGATTGTCCTCCTAATGATCCTCCAATAATTTTTATTCTATTGCCTACTTCGTATCCAGTTCCGCCATTGCTTACTGTAATCGGACTGTATTGTCCATTATCTCTTACTATAGTAAATTCTCCGTTTGTTCCTACGGGCGCATCATTTGATCCTGCAACATTAGTATAGCTTGCTGTGCCTCCAGCAGCAGTTCCAGCTGATGTTACAGCAGTAACACCTCCCGAACCATCGATTGTACTAATTGTAACAGTTAGATCATTAGTTACATCTTCTCCAACTAAATCACTACCTATAATAATTATTTCTTGGTTAGGACCATAACCAGCTCCTGCATTCGCTACTGCTACACTGTATGTCCCACCATTTAACGCAATGTTAAAAGTTAAACCAGAACCTATCAAATTAGTTGCACTAAATGCACCAACAGGTAAAATACCTGATGCAACACCAGATACACTCTCAGCAGTAATTGAACCAGATCCGTCTACGTTATCAATAGTTATTGTTAAATCGTTAGTAGGACTTGTGCCTCCTAGTTCTGCACCAGATATTACTATTTCTTCTGTAGGCAAATAGTTAATACCGTCATTTATTCTAGTTACACTGTATGTTGTACCAGTAATTGTTACATTGTATGCTGCGTTTGAACCTGCCACTGTTGTTGTGCTAGCGATAGGCGGATTATTTACTGTCGCACTAGCATCTGGAGCAGTGCCCGACACAGCAAATGTATCAATTGCACCGCTTGAAAAAATTCCTGTTACTTGTATGATTAAATCATTGGCTGGACTAAATCCACCTGGAAAACTGTCTCCTGTTATAATAACCTGATCATTAACTGAATATCCTGTACTGTCGTCATCATCAGGAGCGCCGGCTAAGGTTACATTATAGTTTCCATTATTCAATGTAACATCAAATCTAGCACCCGAGCCTCCACCGCCTTCTGCGGCAGGTGCTGTAACTCCACTGAGTGTTATAGTACCATCAAATGCTGTACCTTCTGTACTAAAAGTATCTATTGCACCACTTCCGAGCACACTATCTACAATAATAACTAAATCATGATCGGGAGACAGACCACCTAAGAGTGTACCTGCAAACAATATTCTATCGCCTACTTCATAATTTGTGCCAGCCGCAGCAATCGAATCAACTGTGTAAACTCCAGCTGCTCTGCTTATGTCAAATTCAGCGTCTACACCTACCCCTGCTTGATTTATACCACTTACACCTGTATATGTAGTTGTGTTACCTTTGAAAGAAGCTGCAAGAGGATTGGTTAAATTAATTGTATTTCCTACTACAGAAGTTACATAAACTGCTGTTCCTGTACCGTCGTCTAATGCTAGATCTTGTACAACACCAGTTGCATCTGTGACTTGTATAGCTGTTGCTCCTGGTCCATAATCTCCTTCAACATTAGGAGTTATATATGTGCCTCCGCCTGAACTTGTAGTTCTAACGCCTGTAACTTGGGCACCTGTGGGTATTGCGCCACTTAAATCTGTAATTGGAGCACCAATCTCTGGAGCATTGCCATCGAATGGAATTACATCAGATCCTGTAGCAGTCACTAATTCTGTAATCATTGTGCCAGAACTTCCGTTACTAAGAACAGAAAAAGCAGGACTACCTATACTTGCGCCAGTGTAGAAACCAGCTTTTCTAAGTTGCGTATATGTTGTTGATAGTACATCACCGTTTGTTGTACCTACTTTTGATTTTGCAAAGTAGGTAAATGTTGTATCTGAAGGAACTGTTACAACTACAAATGATCCTTCTGCTCTAGCTGCTCCAGTAACACTATCTTCTAGTGCCTTTATTGTTATAGGATCTCCTGGTGATAAACCGTGTGCAGATACAGTTGTAACAGTAATTAACGACTGACCTACATCATTAGTCCCTGAACTTGCATCAGTTATTACGCTTATAACACCTGTGTCTGTTCCTGGAATTTCGTAAATACTAGGATAACCTCGCATTGTCGATATAGCTGCCCATTTAGTAGGTTGTAATCCATATTCAAAGTCAGCATCAAGCATTGACAAAGGTTGTGCAATACGATTACGTTCAATTGCATCTGTACCAAAATCATATGGTCTAGTGGTTACAACACTTTTTCCGTTTTCAAGTTTTTCTACAAAGATTTGTATATCATCTGTAGATGAATGACTGCTTGTATCATAGTTTAAAGTGATAGTTGTTATAGCATCAGTTGTTTGCAAATAGGTTGCAAAATCCGTATCTGTAGTTACATTATCAGTTTTTAGAGTTACAAATCCACCTGTAGTAGGATTGCTAAAATTATATATAATTTCATTTTTTGTAGTATTAGTAATTAATAATAATTCGTCAGTATCATAACGTCCTTGTACTTTAAGTCTACCTACTCCACTTTCTATAAGAGTAGGTAGGCTAGAAAGACCGTTTGTAATTACTGCAATTGTGTTGTCTAACAGCGTGTCTATTTCAGATATTGCAGCAGTTTCTGCTGTTTTTGTAAGATCTAAAGTTTGTGTAACATCTACATTTGACGCACTATATGATGTATTTTGTAAAACATAAGTGTTGATCAAGGTTTTGATAAACTGATATGTTTGGATTTCTGGTTGCCTATCACCGTCAATTTGTGCGACATCTTGATCCCAATAGTATTTTATTGTATTGTAGGTATTTTCATTCCCACCATATCTAATATCTAACAGATATGCATCAATATTATATCCGACATCTCTTTCACATTTTTCTTGATTGTATGTATATCCTATAAATCCTGCTGCGCCTGCATCAATTTGATCTTGTATCCATGCTGCACTTTCTTTTTGTATAAAACTTTTGTTTTGTTGTAGCAGGCTATACGCATCAGGATATTTGTTATCTGTTGCTCCTAACCCTGGTTTAAATACATAATTCTTAAGTTGTGTTTTTGCCATTCTTTATGTTCCTAGTGCTATTGCCAGTGCAGACACTGTAGAATCTACATATGTTTTGTTTGTTATATCATTTGCTTGCGACGGTGCTGTGATTATTGTCGACGATGATAAAGAAGTATTTGTAATTGTAGTGTCTTTTAGGGGTATACTAGATCCTTGGTTATCAATTGTGCCTAACAAACTTGAATCAGATGCTAGAACATTTATAGAATCATTATAAACAGTCAGATTTGAAATGTTTAATTCACCGCCTACTGTTAAATTTTGTTTGATACCTACGCCGCCTGTTACAAGCAATGAGCCTGTTTCGGGACTCGTTGAATCTACTGTATCTGTAATGTTAACCGAACTAAAAAGACCTACTGGATCGATTACGTTTATAGTGCCTTTGATATTTGTTCCGACATTTCTATATATAATTGTATCGTCGCTATAGTTTTGTGGGATTGTAAAACTTAACAATCCTGAACTTTTTCCTTGTGCATCATTTCCTGTAGATCCGTCACTATGATTTATAGTAAATTCTACATACTCTGATTCACTAGCTTTTACTAATTCAAATGTAAATGATGATAGAGAAAGCTCTAGTGTATAACTTTCTCCTCTAGCTAAATTTATTGAAGGATTTAAACCGTCTTTGCCTACAATTTCAAAAGAAGTTCCGTTATCGGTAAATTCAAAATCACCTATAAGATTATCTGTTGACGTAGATAATGAAATAGAAGTTGCAACAATATTACCCTGTGCATCCACAGTAAACCCTGGGCTTTTAAATCCAAAATCAGATTGATATGGTGAATTAGTTGCGTTCTTCATTATCTACTCCTGCATAGTATTTACCTAAAAAAGATCAAATTTAATTTTGACTGGTAAAATACTTTGCAGTAAATATTAATTTAGACCCTTGAAGCTTTGTAGATTTAGGACTAGCAAAAACATCAACATAACTATCATTTACTATAGCACGTATTTCTGCTAGTTCTATATTTGTAGATAATCTTGAATACACATTTATTTTTGCCTGGTCTACAGAACCTACTACTAAACACTTTAAGATTTCTCTGTTATCTGTATCAAAGTCAACACTTATAGTATATTCTGCTGATACAAAATCTCCTACATGCCACCTATCTATAAGCGTGTTATCAGTAATACCTTTCCACGGACCTCCGTAAGAAAATCCTGAGTTGTTTTTTAATAAAAGAGTATTTTGTAATCCACTAGTAATATACTTTGCTATATTAAACATTTGTTTTTCCTAATATTGTTATTAGTATTTATTTGTTTTTTATAGTAAGTAGCTTTCCGTACTCTGGCAAATACAAGTATTCTATTTCACTTTGTTGTAACGTCCATAGCGCATCCTCAAGTGTTTCAACAAGAGGTTCACCACCTAAATTAAAACTTGTATTAAAGATAATCGGACAACCTGTTTTATCTTTAAATGTTTTAATCAAATCATAATAATGTGGATTTTGTTCCCTATTAACAGTTTGAATTCTACAAGTACCGTCTACGTGAATAATAGCAGGTATACGTTCTTCAATACCAGGCTGGCAATTTACAGCATACATCATTGTAGGCGAACTTTCCATACCACGTAAATCAAACCATTCGTGTACATCTTCTTCTAGAATACTTCCAGCAAATGGACGGAAATACTCACGTCTTTTTACTGTGTTCACATGGTCTTTGCCATTTGGATCTGTAGGATCATATAATATACTCCTGTTGCCTAATGCTCTAGGACCGTTTTCTGATCTTCCTTGGAATACAGAAACAATATTTTTTGATGTTATTAGATCAACAACCCTTTGGTGATCTGCATCTTCTATTTCTGCATTGTAACTTTTTCCTAAGCTGTATATTTCCTTTGTTGAATATTCATATTTTGGACCTAAATATAGATCATCTGATCGTTGCATTACTGTTTCGTCTTGCTCACTAGCTTTATGGAAAAGTAGTGCTGCTCCTAGTGCCGTACCTGCATCATTTGATATAGGTTCTACATATATGTTTATATCGTCATCTAATTCTTTTAAATAGTGATAATTAGCAACACAATTCAAGCCATATCCGCCTGATATAACGACATTTTTAATACCTGTCATTTCCACAGCTTCTTTAATCAGCTGTGTTACTCTTTCCTGTGTTTGAGTTTGTACTGCATAAGCAATATCTCTTCTATTTTGAAGTGTTGTAAGATCTGTGTCTATATACTCTTCTTCTTTTGTTTCTAATTCTGCATAGTGACCAGCATTAATTGCTCCAGCATTCGGATATGTGGGTATAATTAAATTTCTATTAGTAGTAGGAACAATACTATCATAATGAAACATCTTTGGAATATTAGGGTTTTCTTTTCCGTACGGGAATAATCCCATAGTCTTACCAGCTTCAATTGCACTAAATCCACAATATTGTGTTGCAGCTTCATATGCTTTTACAATACCAGCTGTATCTGTTAAAAATGCTGTGTATTCACTTTCGCCTTCTGCTATTTGCAGTTTGCCACCATAGTGTGGACCTCTAGTACCAATATGCTTGTATACAGTACGTATTGCATCTGGATATTTACATTCAAATACAGTTTCTGTTTCCCAGCCTATTGTTTCTTCTCCGTTTACATTCATTGGCATAAATGTTCCAGCGCCATCTACAATTACTGCTGTTGCTTCGTCAAAGCCGCTTCTATAAAATGCACATGCGGCATGTAGTCTATGGTGTATATGACTTAAATCTATTACTTGCGGATGTTCATGATTATTTTCTTTACGAGATATAAGTCCTAGTTTACGAGCTAATCCTGTATAAACATCGTCTCCGCTAAAATCTACTCTACCTGCTGTATCTTTAAGAAGTTGTGTATGTGCAACTACAAGATAATCAATTTTGTCAGTGTACTCTAATATTTTTAACATACTTGCATATGGCCCACCATCGTACTTTTGCCGAGTCAATCTTTCTTCTTCGATAGAAAAAACAATTTCTCCATCTTTCAAAAGACAAACTCCTGCATTGTGACCTCGAGCTATTGCTGCAATGTAACCTGTTTTGTTTTCCATAATATTTTTATTTCCTCAGTAGATTATTTGTTTTCTGGATTTTTTCCTAATATAGTATCTACTACATAATCTTGTATTTCTGGACTCATATACATAATATTTTCATTTTTTCTAGATGTATATTCATCGGGTAATATTCTAATTGGATCATATACCCTATCATGCATACCTAAGTCAACAATATTAAAGTATTCGCAATCTGGATAGCTTATATTAATAGGAAATGTTGATCCTATTACAATTGTGCTTAGTGTTTCTGCTTGATATGACAAATGCTGACCAACACTGTCGCATCCAAGGAAGTGATCGCAATGCTTAATAATTGAAGCCCATTGTCTTAGAGCCACGTTATCAGGCATTGCTACTTCGTCAGTAAATCCATCTTTAGAAAAGTCAAATTTATATTCACTCATTATAATTACAGCAAATTTTTCTTTCTGTAATTTTTTTATTATAGCTTTGAGATCTTTGTATTCTATACTTCTTCCGCTACTATCTAAAAATGTATTGTTATTAAATGTAGAACTGCGGCCAAACGGTTGAATACAAATAACCTTGTCTTTTTTAAGTTTTTCTTTTACTTCTTGGACAATTTGAGCACCTACCAAAAGTTCTTCTTTGGATAGGTACAATTTAGGCTTAGGCAGTTCTCTAATGCCTTTGTTGTTTATTTCAATATCAAATGCTTGAGCCAGACTACATTCTTGATTATAGTATTCCCAAACCCTGTAAGGCTCCGTGGTGACACAATCTCTTTCTTTTATTTTTTCTCTAAATAAATTTTTATGCCAAACATCATATGCTCTTTCATCAAGTATTGGATGACCTTTGTACGCATCTGTGCCGCCTTCGCACACAATGATAAAGTCTTCATCTCCTGACTCTTCTGCATATTTTTCGAATGCTGGTATTGAACAAACTACCCTACCGTAGCCACCGTTCACAAAAAAAGCTTTTGATCTCATCAAGTAATTCCTATAGTAAATTATATAAAATTACTTATTGAACTAAATCAAAAGCTTTTTTAAAAGTGGCTTTATACTTCTGGACTGTTAGGAAACGGTATTTTCCAATGTGCTACGCCATCGTATTTAGTAGGTGCATTTTCTAACCACGTAACATAAGCATCTACTGCTGTTTGTTGGTCGTCATTTAAAGTCCCACTTGACTGAATAACTTTCCACTCTTCTTTTCTCTCAGTAACACTTTCCCAAAAGCTTTCAGCAGTAATTGGGTGTGTTTGGTATCCTGGCATTGTAAATGTGCCGCTATCTGCATCATAAGTAAGATTATCGTTAGTATATACATCATGTAGTGCATTATTTGCATCATATGGATATGTATATGTTTCGTCTGCGTTTACAGACTCTGTATATTCTGTAGCTTCATTAGTGTATTGATGAGTTAATTTCGCTACAGCCAACGCATTTGATGAATTTACTTGAATAAGATGAAATTCAAGGTGATCGTCTTCAAATTCTGACATATCTGGCGGTGTGTCACATTCTCTATCAACACTTATTACTTTTGAATTACTTGGATCAACTCCTATAACTATATATTCTGATCCATAGTATTCTGCTGCAATAGTTTTACCCTCACTAGTACTAGTAGTGAATGGTTCATCTGTAATTGGTATGTTAAAAGTTATATTCATTTTGTTAATCCTTAATTAGGTATAAAGTTAATTTTTACTGCGCCCATGCCGCCCTTGGAACCCTGGCTTCGACCGTTATCTCGCATTCCTGTGCCTGGTGCTGGTATTCCAACTCCGAACATTGTTGTACACATTTGAGCTTGGTAACATCCACAATACTGGGAGCTAAACCATTCGCCTTGTATATGGCCGCCTTGCTGTGGTTGTTTTGATCCTGCAGCTACCGCTTGTATCATAGGCATAACTTCGCCTGCGCCGCAGCAACTTCTACACCAGTCTTGGCTATGTCGTATTTCAGACGGTTCTGTACCAAATACGCCTGCACTTGTTTTTACTAAACTGTACATACAATTGACGCAGCATGGATTACAGTGTCCAAAATACTGTTTTGAGTAACCACCAGGACAATTTATAGTTCCGCCATAAGCTTGTGCATTGTGTCTCCCGCTACATGTATTACAAACCCATCCACAACCATTGCTTAAAGTATTACATAAGTTTTGTCCACTTACAAAGCAGCAAGCTATTGAGCTACCGCTGATACAGTAGCCCCATCCGCCTGCGCCACCTTGAGCACACATACAGAATGTATCCCCTGAGCTGTTGTTTGAAACACAAAGCATAGTAGGGTTACCACAATTTATTTGGTCAGTCGGTGAACTACAAGGCATACCTATACAAAAACAAATACATGTATTATTGCTTACATTTGTTTCTCTTTTTGCATATGCTCCGGCATTACCTGGCATCGATGCTCCGCAACAACAGACCCTGCCTGCTGACCCAGCTGGACCCCAAATCTCTACAATTACTCTACCTGCACTAGGTGCATTCCATTGTGCATAACAAGGATACGGTACGCCGTCTGATGTGTTTGCAGTGAACCAAATAATTGAACCGTCTGCTAAATTGGTTTCTGGTGTTGATCCAGCTGTTGATCTTGCTTGTATTAGTGTACTTAAATTTGCCATATTATGATCCTATAAATCTTATTCTTACATTGCCCATGCCGCCTCGCCATCCTGGATGTCGTACAC